GTCCTGAGCGGTCACTGCTCGGTCCTGTGTGCCGAAGTATTTTGGGGCGTTGTACTTTATCTTAGAGATGTTTTCAATGTCTTCCCCGCCCTCAGAGGACACTGTACGGGACGTATTGATGGATACTGTGGATGGATAATTCGTATTATTGTTGTCGTCGATCAAAACGCCATTAAATGTAAAATTACGAGCACCATTCGATGTTGGTCCATTCGTAATTAAATACGTAATTTCGATGTATTCACCGTTTTCTAACTTTCTTCCAAGAATTCCATCACCGAAAAAGATCTCATATCTCTCATCTTCGATTTCTTCTAGGTAGAAAACCTTAGAATCTTTGTTGGTGTTTAAAATATTGTTAGAATATTCGTAATAATCGTAACGAGATGAAGATTGATTGTCGAATACTCTCACTCTAATAGTGTCAGTATCAATGTCTGGGTTTTGAATAATGAAACGCTGAGACTTTAGTGATGAATTTACAGTATAAAAATTTGTAACTAATGTTCCTTCTTTGATGGGAACATCAAGGAAAACTGCTGTTGAGTTGGCAACTGGTTGGATTTTGTCTTCAACAACGACATATTGATAGAGTACATCATCAAAAATTGTTGTAAAACCAGTTCCTTTCTTTAAAATGATGTTATTTGGTGCCGTTCCAGTGAAATTAACTTCAAATGATACGTAAGCAGTTGGAGAAACTTTCGATTTTGGTGTGTATCCTAGTTGCTTGGCAATAGAGACTACGTTATCTCTAAGAGTAGCAGAATCTAAGAATAGTTCATTCACCACCATATTAGTGTTGAATGCTGTATAATAAGTGTTATATGCTAAGATATCAAGAAGAACATTTACTGTAGAACCTTCAAAATCATAACTGTTGAAGTCAGTCTGTGATTTCAGGTATTCTTTAAGTGTTTGTTTAATTTGAGCAAAATCTAAATTTGCTACCTGAATAAATGACATCTTATCTGGTTCTCTCTAGGAAAAATTCGGCTATTACTGGAGTATCGTCTCTTCCAATTAGTTCATAAGTTAATTCTACATCAAAACCATTAGAATCAAAATTTGGAATAACTTCAATAGCAGTAATATTGACTCGCTTCTCGTAATTACTAATTGTAGTTACAATTTCATCCTGAATGATGCTAGCAGTAGCATAATCTAGAGGTTCAAACAACAATCGAGATAATTTTGTGCCAAGGAGAGGATCAAAAAATCTCTCTCCTTTATCAGTCAATAATAATGTCTTGATTGACTGCTTAATCGCATTCTCATCCTTTACAATCATCAGATCTTCAGTCACTGGATGTGGCTTGAAGGTGATATTCAGATCTTTAAAGGTCTGGAATTCGGGCATTATTATGGTTTAGAATTATTTATGCTTATTCTTCAAACCTCTCAACGAAATCATCAAATCCACCAGCGCCGCCACATGGTCGTGAAAGTCGATCTGTGGGGGGAGTTTGAGTATTGTTTTTTCTAATTTTCTTTAAGTATTTCTCGGAGGCAACATCTGATATCAGAGTCATCCCCGATTTTATGAAATCAATGCCTTTATCAATTGGACTGTTTGCCATCTGTTTGCTCCATAAGGTTTAAACAGAACTTTTTAAGGGGTTTCTATCCCTTGACTTCAGAGATATACACTATTTACACAAACAAAAAAAGCGGCATAAAGCCGCTTAATCTTATTACCTACCCTGCCCACGGTACTTCTTTCGAGCACCGTTACGACTAGTGGCAGCATATTTCGTATTCTTCCCCATACCCTGACGGGTAGACTTGGGTTTGGACTCGATTTGTTGAGCGCCAGTGAACGAAGGACGTTTTGCCATAAGTGTTTCTCTCTAAGACTTCCTAATTATACCATCATTTGCCCTTGCTGGCAAGGATTATGTTAGGGTACTGGAATGGACCAGTGAGTGGTCTGTCCGTACCCAGAGACTGTAGTTTATCGCCCTGTACGAGGGGTAAAAACTTATTGATATACACAGAGGTGTTTACAGTTCCAACCGCCACCCTGGGGACTGTAGGCAGCACACAGGGAACTGCTGGATTGTTTGGGATACCTTCTACTGGATCTGGAACCATACCAGCATGAGAGAACCTCAGTGGTTGCTTATTTACATAAACACTCGGAGATACGTAGATACCCCCCGCTCCCAATACTTTAGCAGGATATGTACAAGGTCCATTCGTAGATGTTGTGTCCAGTGTTTCTGGACCAATCAGATTAGGCATTGTTCTCTAGTTTTCTAAGTCTCTCGTCTATTTCATCTAAGTATTCTGTTAAATTCATGTGAAACTCTCTGTGTGGAGGGCGGTACATGAATTTGAACGGAACTGGAATATTATCTAATTTTTCTTTCAGTGCTTTAACTGTTTTCACTAAGGAATTGAGATCCTCTTGTGATTGTTGATTCAACATTGGTAACTTTCTCATTGTTAATCAGTCCATCATCAAACATACTGTCAACCTTTACGTCAGGAGTTTTGAGACCCTGATAGTATTGGTGAGCGACACTTTCCATGCTATCGGCAAACTCTTCGAAATCATCAAAGAGTTGCTCTTTGATAGTGCCATCATTGGTTTTGTAAGTAACTCGTTGTTTCATAACTCGATGTTTTATAGAATTTTTTTCTGGGGAAATTTTTTCTAGTACCCTTTCGATTGCCTACGAATTTGCTTTTTCTGCTGACTTTCGTAGGTTTTCATGTTTTTTCGTGTGTTTAGGTGGGACGCCCTTGTGGTTGCTTTGTGAAGCTTTTGACCTTTTCTCATAATTTTTTTGTGGGAAAATTTTTTATTTTAGGGTCCCTCCGAAATATTTATCGGTCGCTGGGATACTTTTGTAGGTTAGGGTAGTTTGGGTTTTTTGGAATCGCTTAACGAACCGCCGCTATACCCAACCCCCCCAAAATACTGTCGCTTCGCTATAGCTTACTGTGGGTCGCTATGTATAGCTTACTGTGTATTTTGTAAAATAGTTTTGGGGGGCAATTGTGCCCCCGCTGAGTGTAACTAACTGCCCCTCAGATTTCGATGACTGTCAGTTTCTGGAGATCGCCAGACTTCCTCGCCTTCGCTATCATCGAACCGAGGGAGATTCCCTTCAGGTCGGTATAGCTGATCACGTCGGTGAGTTGCTCGACGAAGGCATCACTCCCCTCGAAAGCATACGCCCGCTCGGTGTTGCTCTTGAAGACGATCTCTACGAGGTTGGTGTCAATCTCGATGTTGGCGATTGCCGAGGATTCGTTAACAGTGAAGGAGCGATAGATGGGGGCGGTGGTGGTAGTCATCGTGTGTCGCTTGGTTGAAGTGAATTGGGTGGGGTGGGGGCGGTGTGCCCCCGTTGCTCGCTATCCTACCACATCAGACGGCGGAGGGGCGATCCTGTGCCCACTGGGCGAGGCGCTTGGTCGATGCCTTGGAGAACACCCGATCGGTCTGAGTGATGGTGCCGTCGTCGTGGGTGACACGGTGGCGGTTCGCTGCCATGGCACACTGCTGAAGGGCACGGCGTCCCAGGCGGTCGCTCTGGGCGAGGTTCAGCAGGAGGGTGGCACGGTGCCCACCGATCACACGGGGGCGCTCGATCAGCAGGTGGGCGACACGCTCGGCGTCACCCAGGAAGGCGGCGAAGCGGGTGGAGGGGATGATGGGAAGCATCGGTCTCGGGCGGGGGGTGGTGGAGGTCTGTCCCCCTCGCTTGAACGTATCCTACAGCATCGGGGGGCAGTGGCAACGCCCAACAGGCAGAATCGGGACAGTGGCACAGGTGGCACACGGCGTGGGGGGAAGGGGGGCGGTCCCGTGCTAGATTGGAGGTAGAGCCTGTGCTCAGTCGCCTCTGCATAAAAAAAGGGGGGCGGTTGCCCCCAGGTGCCTCAGTGGCGGTCGGAGATGAACCACTCACCCCATCCTCCTGTGATCCTCTCGTGCTCTAGTTGGCGAACGTCGATCGCTTCCAGGCGTTGGCGGTCGGTGTACAGATCCCACAGGGAGAGGTCGCTGCTGGCGTAGCAGTCGGTCCAGATCTGGTTCGCTTGGTCGATGGTCATGGTCGGTTGTCTGTGGTTGACTTGATCAGTATAGACGCTCTCAGGGCATCTGGCAAGCACCTGGCAGGACAGAATTGTAGGTGGCACAGCGGCGCTCGGTGGCGGTGTTCAGTGCCTCCACAGTGTCAGCAGCGAACCCGATGGCAGCAGACCCCACAGCACCGATGGGGGCGTAGAGGGTGGCACCGAGGAGGAGGAGGGCGGCGGTCTTGATCATGGGTCGTTTGCTGTTGTGATTAGTCTAGACGGGGGGCAGCGGTTCCAGGCACTCGCTCAGACGCTCCGAGGAGTGGCACACAGGAGCAACGCTCTGGAGTGATTTAGCATCCCTCAGGCAGGCGAACAGCGGCAGACCCACCACGATGCCAAGGGCAGCAGCAGCGAGGATGGCAGCAGACAGGCGATCGGCGGTTTTCATGGGAGGGTGTGGTTGTGGTTCAGTGTAGCATGGGATGGGGGTCTGTGGCGCCCTCACATCACATACAGACCGTGGGAGGCGAAGTGCTGGGGATAGTTCTGCTTCCAGTTGGCGAGGCGAGCCAGCAGGGTGGCATCGTCGCTGGTGTGGTGAAGGGTGAGCAGCCAGGCGGGTGCTTCGCTGTTGTTGTGCTCGGCGTTGAACATGGCGACCAGGGAGGAGATCACACGCTGGCGGGTGGTGGCGTTCATCGGTTCTCTGTGGTTGACTTGATCAGTCTAGCATGGGGAGGGGCACCCCTGTGGATGCCCCCCTGGTGGTTCACAAACAGTCATGCCAGGCGGTGCCACAGGAGTTGGCTGCCATCATCTCAGCATCGCTGGGTTCATACTCACTGGCGATTGTATCAGCAATATCCGAAGGATTCTTGCCCTCCAGGATACCTTGAATTGCCAGATCTGTTGCCCACTCATTGTCACCACTGGTGGTGAACTCTCCCCAGATACAGTAGCGGTTCTCCAGGATCTCATCCACCTGGGAGAGCACGGCGTCCAGGTTAGTGGGGATCTCCCACTGCTCATCGATCTGTACGGTGTCGGTGAAGGCGTAGGTCATGGGGTGTCTGTGGTTGACTTGCTCAGTATAAGGGGTGAAGAGGGGGCACTGCTGCCCCCAGTGTGCCACTGCTCAGACTGTCACAGGTTGCTTGACTTTCGCCTTCTGGATCTTACGGTTTGCCCTTGCTGCCTTGCCCCACTCACTGCCAGCGGGTTGGGTGCCGTGTACCAGCAGAGCAAAGGGACCTTCCTCAAAGCAGGACTGATCCTGAGAATCTACTTTAAACCCAGCAGCGATGGCATCTGCTTCTGTCTTGAACACTTTGCTGTAACGGGGGAACATACCTTCCTCGATCATATGATCGAACTTGCCACCGTGAGAAGCAGTGAAGTAGAAGTTAGAGGGCAGTTCCAAACCTACAAACAGAGGCAGATTCTTGCTGTAGCAGTAGAACTTAAGATCAGGATTCACCTGAGCAACCATCAACCACGCCTGAAGGTAGGCAGCATTGAAGAAGTCGCCAGACTCGTGAATCCGAACCAGTTTGGTCTTCTTCTTGCGTGCTTTCTGAAGCGACTGGTTAATCAGATCGGCACAATTGCCGTCACGAAGGGAGCTAATGATCTGCTGGAGATTCTCAGCACGATTCTGATAGACTCCATCGTATTGTACTTCAGAAGAAGCAGCGAAGCAACGGAATTGGGTGTGCTCACCGTCACGAATAGAACGCTTACCGTTCTCATCAGTAACAGCGAAGGAGAGACAATACAGAGCACCTGGGCAGGTTTTACCTGCTGGCAGGTTGAAGATCACGGTTTGCTTGTTAAGTTTGGCGTTGCCGTGGGAGAAGTGAAGCATTGCTCTAGGTGGTGGTGGGGGCATCGCTTGCCCCCGATGAACATAGTATGGCACCCCCTGAGGGGTCTGGGGTCAGTTGGTGGACAGTGCCCCAACTGGCACACCTCTAGAAGTCTACACTCCAGTCTGTGTCATTCTTGACAGCAACCCAAAAAAAGTATTTGCCATTAGTAGAACGTAGGAACACACGGTTCTCTTTAATCTGTTCTACAATACACTCGGGGTTGCTGTTCATCATGTTAGCGAATCTGTTCTTCGCTTTCTTAGACTTGGGTGTGACAAATGCTAGGTCAAACATGATGGAATTGTGTTGACTGTTTCAGTATAGGGGGCAGGGTGCCCCCTGTGGGTGTTACTGTGCCAGTTCGGAAAGTGTCACATCACACACCCCATAGTATGCTTTCTCTGTGGTAGTGTTGACAAACAACAGCACACGTTGGGTATATTTGAGGAGGGTTTCACGCCCACCTGAATTATACCAGTCGCTGACACGGTTTGAGACAAACAGTGTCACACCCACGATGATAGCAACCACTGTTGCTAGATTGAACATCAGGGTGGACACGAAAGACTTAACAAACTGGTTGTCCATGGTTGTTGTAAAGAATTGGTGTTGGTTGATCTCTCAACCATGAACACACCATAGCAACCCCAGCAGCACCAGTCAAGCGGCAGTGGACAGTTCCCAAAGTGGCACACCGACCCTTGACAGACACTAAAATACCCTCTAGACTATACTAGAGGGTATAAAGAACTACTCTTGAGTAGTATAGTCTATATCTGTTACTATACTATAATCATCATACTCTATATCTTTATTCTTTATATCTTCTTCTTTCATTTCTTCTCTAATATATTCTTGAAATGTTAATCTATAAGACATAAGAAATCAATTAAACTCCATTTCTAATTTATCATAAAAATCTAAAAAAGTCAATTTTTCAATTTTTTGATAATTTGAATAATTAAAGAAATCCCAGTTTTGTTAAAGTTTGAATATTCAACAAAACTGGGAATGTAAGGCATTGTATAATGACTCAATTAACTTCATCCAGTAGTTCAGGATTGTATTCCTTCACTTCTTGGATCAGTTCATCATCACTGTAAGAGTCAAGATTGTCCTTCAATGTGTCATAAACAAAACATTCCATTGTCTTCATGTCCATGCCATCCAGAATCTGTTGGGCATAGTCAGCAATGAGTTGTTCACGGTTGATGGTCATCATTTCCGAAGGGGAGAATTGAAGTAACGAGTGAAGCATAGCACCAGGATGATGCCAGTGGAGATGATGCCGACCAGTCCGAGAACTGTCACAGCATCACCAGTAAAATCAAGAGTTTCAACCATCATACGTCGTAACAAAGGTACATTGCTTTTTCGTCTTCATACATGTCAACCTCAGCATCACTCAAACAGGGCAAACCTAGTATGAAGTTGAAGTGATCCACCATCCAGGCATTCAGTGTGGTGGTGTCGTTGTGACGCTCAACAATGTTGCTGTTGAAGTAATCCATTTGGATCTCTCAGGAACAAATGTAATGTAGCAGGGGTGGGGGGCATTGTCAACCCCCCTGTGCCAGTTCAGATAGCGGACTTGAAACCACGACTCCACAGTGCCAACCTCATGGTGCTAGCCTTAGCAACCTGTGCCTGGGTACGACCCTGCTGAAGGGCAAAGCTTTGAAGCTTCTTACGGCTGGAATCGCCAGCAGTATTCACGAGCACGTTACGAGCGGTCTGGAGCAGTTGCTGGGAAGTCATTCGAGAACCTCGATAGTGTTGGTCGGGGTGTTCCCCCGATGAACATAGTATGTCACCCCCGAGACCCCTCTGGAAGCGCCTCTGTGCCACTTCTGAAACTGTCCAGGTGTCTCACCACCCGAAGCATGTAATCACGTACTGTGGGGCACGAGTACAAAAAAGGGAGACATCTCTGCCTCCCCTATATCTTACTCAATCATCATAGTCATCGTAGTCCTTGAATTTGGTTTGACGTTTACTCCTAGTTGAGTAACGTTTGGCATTCTGGATATCATATCCAAAATCCTCGAAATCATCTTCAAGGGGCAGATCTTTAAAAGAATCTGTGAACTTACGAGTATTCTTTGCCATTTTCTAACAGTTTTGACTCCTATTTGGGGTTATTTTGTGTTATTTAGTGGTCAGACAGCAACAATTCGAAGAGTTTGGTCTTCTTTGATTGCTCGATTAATGAATTGACCCACAGATTGATTGTTTTCAATCTTAGTAGTGAGATCATTTACAAAATTATCACCAAGAATTACATAGTTGTAAGTCTTACCACTACCTTTAAAGGTAATAGCAGCTTGATCATCCGTGATGACAATATCGCTAACAGCAGTGGAATTCAGATTTGTGAAATTCATGATTTTTTAAAAAAGTGTAAAATTTAAATTTTGAGGTTTTTTAAATTTCTTAAAAATCTCATTTTTTGGTTTTTTGAGATTTTTGGAAATTTGGGATTTCTAAGTTTTTTGGAAATCCCTCAACCTCATGAACATAGTATAGGACACCTTCAAGGATTTGTCAAGGGCAGTGGACAGTCTCTAAAGTGTCACACCCTGTCCCTCGAAGGTCCTAGGACAATCTTAGAGTCAGACTCGGTAGACTGTCAAGACCCTTTGTGCCACTTGAAATTCTGGCACATAACTCCTTGACTTTCGAGTGGTGGGGCGCTAAGCCAACAAGACCTCCGTACATTACCAACCATTACCGTACAATACATCACTCTACCTATATTTTTTTAACCATTTATTAATCTAACAGTTTTCCACAGGTTTTTCCACAGGGTTGTGGAAAACTCAAAGTTATCATTGACAACATCCCAGTTATATCAAGGAGTGTGTACATGCGGAAACTAACTCAATCGAATACGTTTAGATGTGTCTATACCTCTATTCTTTTGATATATGGAAAGAGCACTTGGACTTGATATGAAATTAGTTTCAATACATTGCCATTTTTGACTATTTACTTTTCTTATTATTTCACTACGTTGTTCTGGTGTTCTACTTGCCCATCCTTTTCTTGTTGCCTCACTACGTTGTTCTGGTGTTCTACTTGCTTCTCTTTTCCTTGCTATTTCACTACGTTGTTCTGGTGTTCTACTTGCTTGTGCTTTTCTTGCTTCCTCTCTTCTTTTCTCTGGAGTTTTACTTGCTTGTCTTTTCCTTGCTATTTCACTTCGTTGTTCTGGTGTTAAACTAGCACTTGATTTTCTTGATATTTCACTACGTTGTTCTGGAGTCATATTGGATCTTCCTTTTCTTGATATTTCACTCCTTTGTTCTGGAGTTCCACGGTCAGAAGTACCCTCGCCACCAGCAGTCATATTATGAAGAATACCTGTTCCTAAATCTTTTCTACCAAACACAGCAATCATATACTTTTCGTGCTTGAATGCTTCTTCTTCAGTTAAGTTTTGTTTAAGGAAGATAATTCGTGACTTATCTTTGGGTGGTTTTACTCTTTTACGTGTACAATAAATCCTACCTCTTTTCCCCTTACCAATATAATAAGGTGTTCGGTCTTCTCTCAAATAAGCATAAGTGTAATAATTCATTTCAGTTCATCCAATCGTGTACAGGATAATCCATTTGATCCAACAGACAAGCAGCAACTTCATTCATTGCTACATTACGATCTGTACCAGGAACATTGTGCTGTAGATCCATTGCTCGAATGTAGAGAGCATCAGCAAGTGCTGTACGCTGCTCTGGGGTCAGTGTGATCGTGACAGTGGTGTTCATGTGGGTTGGTTGAACTGTGCTTATTGTAGGGGGTTCTGGGTGGGTCTGGTGATGTTGATGTGACAGTGATTGAACTGTCCTATTGCTTGTGAGTATGAAGACCGTTGACTGTTATTCCTCTAGAGATCATTTTCATCATTGCTTCTTGTGCTGATTCTAATTGGAAATAACAAGCATAATAGGTCTTGTCTTGATAGACATATTCTACCTTGTAGAATTCATCATTTCGATTCATACTCTTGTTTCAGTTCTTTCTCATTGAAATAAAGAAAAACTTCATCAGGGTATTGACCAATCCATTCAACGAATTCATCGCCAATAGCAATGGCATTGTCAACTTGATTCTCTTCCATCAAATGCTGAAAGCGATCTTGCATGTAAAGAAGAATCTCATCAGATTGTTTGGATACGGATTCGTATTCTTTCTCTTCTTGATTCATTTTACCTCCAGCGTGTTAGTTAAATGGTCATAGGAAACAAATTCAAAGTTCTCAGGGAGAAGATCAATGATTGCTTTGGTGAACTCCTGTGGGAAGTGCCCCTGATACCTCCAGAACAGTTGTGTTTCTCTTGGGGAGAGATTCTCCCGTGGAATCACTTGAAGGCGGGTTGTGGGGGATTCTGGGAAGGGTTGAATGAATGATTTGGCGTGGTCTACCACTATCTGGGATAATTTACTCATTTGACGTACATGGATTGTTGGGCATTTTGTTGCAGAAAGTCCACTGCTGCTTTGTACAGTTGATATTCTTGGGGCAGTAGATCTAACCAGTCAATCAGATCAAATGAATCCCAATCAACATAGGAGGTGCCATCATCACATGATACTACATCACAGACAATAGGTGCTCCAAGTTCATCGAGAGCAATTGCTTTTTCATTAATGACAAAATACATGTCGTCCATGAGTTCCTCCGTTTTGTGTGTGATACGATCTTAGCAGGCGAGGATCAGAATGTCAAGACCTTGGGCATTCCAATCAGGATCAGAAAACTCAGAAGAGCAACCACATCCCAGCATTTGGTTCTTGCCATATACGGAATGGCAAGAGCGTTAGCAATCAAATAGATTCTAGCACCAATAATAGAAGAGTGGTAGAGCGTAACATAGTACGCCACTACCACTAGGATACTAGAAATTACTCTAGCAGTAATATCAGATTTCATATTAAAACTCGTTAAGCAGATCCCAGGGAACACTTTCTGAACTGTCCTCAAGATATTCTTCTTCTGCTTCTCTTAGAATACGATCACGGGCAATTGGATCATCATAGTTTGTTTGATAGTCAAAATCAGAAAAATAAGTCATGAATCGTGTGAATGGTTACCGTGTACAAGTTGAATTTTGTGTTGATGTTCGGGATAGATTAGAATACACACATCCCTCACAGGTTCTTTCGGAAATTTACGAACACATACAGTCATGTATTGTTCACAAGAGAATGCTACTCTACCGTACATTCCATTAACATATACTTC